CCAGACCTTAGTGATTGCGAAGTCTGTATATCGATCAAGACTCACTGGGAGCTCCTTACTTTGGCGTTCGCACATTGTTTAGACCTGACAAACACAACTTACGCTCTGCTGCGCGTCGCTTCACCAGCCCTGGTAGTTTGATCCCCTTGGCGTAGACCCAACGGGACAACTCATTACACGCGCCCACCCGATCCCCTGCATTCAGCTTGCGCAGCAGGGTGCTCTGCTCGAAAGCACCCACACCCACGTTGTAGGCAAAGCTGGTGTAAGCGGCTTGCTCTGGGTGAGACAGGGGCACCTTGGAGCGATTGCTAACCTGCAGGCCGAAGTCCACGACCTCATCTGTCAGCAACGCTTCACACTCTGTAATCGTCTTCTGATCGCCAATCTGGACGCCAGCCGTGTGACCGAAGCATATAGTCGGGATTCCAACCGGATCGATGTAAGCAGTCGTGCGCAGGCCTTCAAAGCCCGCCACTGCTGTCAACGCGATGGCAAGCCATGTTTTCTTCTGCATGGTAGTGGTGGGTCTTGGCGTGGAGTAGAAATGAAAAAGCCCCGCGATTGCGAGGCCCAGTTAGTGCCAACTCTGGCACGTTATACAGATAATTTAGTATGGATATCCGGCAGTTGCAAGCGCAATTATGGATAAATCCACAGACTGTTCAAAACACCAGTTATGCGATCTCTTGCCGCGGCAGCAGTAGATCAATAAACCGCACGCCGAGGTATTCCCGCCCCGTCCGCAGCTCGTTCTTGAACTTGATCTCCGTGATACCCAATGCCTCTGCCTTCTGTGCACGTCCTCGCCGGTCGGTGTAGTCGTAGATCACCACCTCATAGCGCAGCGGGTTGGCTCGATACAGCTCAGAGAACCCAGTCTTGATCGTATCAATGATCTGAGGCGCATAACGTCCTGGCATCCTGTCAGCCAGCGCGACCATCATCGCATCATGAGAGCCACCACCACCGCCGCTGGCGATGAGTCCCTGGTTCTTGTGCAGTTCTGACATCACAGACCTGTAGCCGGTTGACGCAACCATGTCGCGCAAATCATCTGCATTGCAGCCCGTTACATAAATGTGAATCAGATCATCCAAGTCCATCCTCTCACCCCTTCCCCTGCGCCGGCTCAGCATCTACCGGCGTGATCTTCACCCGCACCTGCGGATCTTCGGCATACCGCTTGGTCAAAAACACATCCACCACCTGCGTATCATCCCGCCAGGCCACACCGTTAAGCGCATCACACACCGCCTTCAGGCAGTTATCCGCGTCACACTTCACCGTGGGCATGATGTAACCGGTCAGCGCCTTCTCGCGCTTTTTCTTCGACCATGACTTTGGTACCGCATGCAGCATGGTCATCTGCAGCAGCACGGGACCTTGCAGTGGCTGGATGCTGCCCCTCTCCATAACCTGCTGTGCAGCCAGTGCAATCAGGCTCTCATAGGCAACGGTCTTCTGCGGGGTGAACATGCGAGCATGACCACCAATACGCCCCACACGCGGACGCCCTTTACCCTGCGGGTTGCCGGGAACGATGAACTCGATCATGCTGATACCTCGCGCACGATCGCTCGTTCCTGCCTCTTCTTGGCCCGGTGATCCCTACTCTTAATCAATTCATTAACTCGGCGAGACAGTCTGTTAACTTCTGACTGCATGGCGCGGTACTTCTGGTTCAACTCCTGCGGATCGCCAAGCCTTGCAAGCAGGTGTGCCATCAACTCCATTTCCCCTTTCGCGTTAACTTCGTGCTGCCATGACTCCACCTCATTCTTGGTCTTCCAGCTCTTCAGCAGCAGAACGTGTCCAGCTTTTGGCTTTACGTGGCCGCGATTGTTCACCCACAGCAGCCCCCAGCCCTCCGGTAGTTCATCCGGCTGGATTACACCCTCCGGGCACAGGTAGTAGCGATATGTGCCCATACCCAAAACATCACCGTTCCGGTGAGGCTTTTTCGCATCCGCCATGAAGTCCGAGCGGCTTACCTTCACCTCAACCAGCACTGAGCCGCCACCATGGCCCCAGCGGTAACCCCAGGCATCCGCTCGCTCACCGCCAAACAACCCACCAACCTCGACCAAACCGATATGGCAGCCAGGGCCATTTGCGCTATAACTGCGCTTGAGCCATTTGCATGCGAGATGACTCAAGCTGTCATGTGTCAATTCCTTCACGCCGCCGACCTCCCCTGCATCGCTTCCCTGTATTCCTGGTACACAGCCAGTGCCGGCTCACTCCAGTTCACCTTCATCTCGCAACCTTGCGCATACAGAAACTCTATGAACTCGGCCGCCTCATGCTTCCGGAACTGCGTTGTACTGGGCCGAACGGTGATGGTGCGCCGTCCATCCATGCTGGTGATCAGTTGCCCGGGATGCGTCAGTGGTTCGCCCATGCCAAGCTTTTCCTGCTCAAATTGGTCAACGAGCAGGGCCTTCCAAATCTCCGGTGCATAGGTCTTAGTGCCGAAGAACGTCACCTGCTTGGCGATATCGTTGATCATGCAGTGATATTTTTTCTCCATTTCACGGGTCTTGCTCTCCCGTGTCAGGGTTATCACCACCGGTCCGCCTTTGATCATTTCGGTTACCATCTGCCAGACACGCATCATCAACGGTCGCTGCTGCTCGCCTGTTCGGATCGTGATTGAGTTAGCCATCCCGATACCTCCGCAGCAGGTGGATCGGGATAATCACCGCCTCCAGATTGTTGTAGCGGGTCACGCCGCAGACTGTCCGGTCATTCAGCACCTCACCGATACCACCGCCTGTCAGATCGCCGACGCTGATTTTGTTGGTGACAGCCTGCTGGATGATTTCCTCGACCAACTTGAGCTTCTGTTCCAGCTCATGGATACGCGCTTCAGTGCTCATTCAAACCCCCTTTGTGCTGGCACCTGCTGCTGAGGTGGTTCCGGCATGCGAGACAAATTATCAAATCGGTTTTGTGCGCCGAGGAACGCCAGATAGTCGGTTCCAACCTCTCCGTCCCTGAACTTCGTGGTAATCGCTTCAGCCAGCCCCTTGTTGCGCTCGCTCGACTCGTTGTAGACCTCATCGCGGTACAACATGGTGATGATGTCGGCATCCTGCTCGATCTGACCGGACTCACGCAGATCGGAGTTCATAGGCCGCTTATCACTGCGCTCCTCGCACTTACGGGACAGCTGACTCAGGCACAGCACGACACAGCCAAGCTCCTTGGCCAGGGCTTTCAGCTTTCTGGAAACAGCGGACACTACCTGGAATCGGTCGCGCTCAGTGCGGTCAGTCATCAGCTGCAGATAATCCACGATGATCAGATCCACCGGTTTACGCTTGTGAGCTACTCGAGCCCTGCTGCGAAGATCAGCGATATCCAGAGAGCCGGTGTCATCGATCAGCATGCTCGACTGGATCAGGCGGCGAGCCGTAACCGTCAGGCCCTGGCTGTGATCCATATCACTCAGCACACTGGCGTCCTTCAGGCGGCTCAGAGGCATATGCCCAACTGATGCCATCAGGCGCTGCACCAGCTGGCGGCGAGGCATCTCAAGCGAGAACACCAACGTCTGCTTGTTCTGCATGGCGACATGGGCACCGATCCCTAGCGCCATGGTGGTTTTGCCCATGGCAGGCCTTGCGGCCAGTATCACCAGGTCGCCGGGCTTCCAGCCCTGATACCGAGCATCCAAACGCTCAAGGCCGGTGGTCAGGCCGTGAATGCCTGGGTTCTCGAAACGCCACTCCAGAAAATCAACGTAGTCCTTCACAGCTTCGGTCATGCCAACCAAGTGATTGGCATCAGAAGCCGACTCAGCGGTGATATCGGCCAGCAGCGAATTGGCACGCTCAATACGCTCCAAAGCCTCACCCTCTCCGGACTGCATCAGCTCAAGCGCCGTGCGCAGACGCTGGCACGCTATCCGCTCCATCGACCTCTCGCGGATCACCTTAGCGTACGCCTTGAGGTTGCGAGCACTCGGCGTGTTCCGGGCCAGATTGACGAGGTAGGTCAGGCGATCAGCTGGGCTGAGATGCTTGGTATCCAGCAGCTCGGAAAGGATCACCGCATCGAACGGCTCGCGGGTACCCATGCGCTTCAGAATCAGCGCGTACACATCCTGGTGCAGGCCTGAGTAGAAGTCTTCAGGCCGCAGCGTGTCGGCCACGTCTTGAGCGTCCACAGCATCCGGGTTGCCCGTCATCAGCAGCGCACCCAGTACCGCCTGCTCTGCTTCCAGGCTGTACGCAGGGACGGCACCCGCCATCTCCAGCTGCTCGTAGCCGTAATCGTACTCAGTGCTTGTCATGGAACTTGCCCTCCTTGGTCTTCAGGTAATTCTCCTGCTTGACCACCCACTCCAGGCAGAACGGCCGGCACTTAGTCATCAGGAAATCAGACTTGCGCAAATACTCGAAAAACGACCGCCACCAGGCCATCCCGCTCTCCCGATCGGTGTACAGGGGTGTGACGCCATCGCGTTTCATGGTCGTGAAACCAGCTTTCCAACGAGCTGCCAGCGCCTTGTACCCGGCTCGGCCAGATCTCCACTCACTGGGGTTGTGTTGGACAGTCTCCGGAATCACCTCTGCCCAAAGGGCCAGCAACTCACGGTGAGGGCATGACGGATATCGAGATGATTTTTCCTGCGGCGCGGAGTGTGACGAATCGTCAGATTCGCACTCTTCTCCGTAAGGAGAAGTATATTTATTGTCTTCTTGTATACGTGTTGCTTCGGTGTGTTGCTGGTGTGTTGGTTGGTGTGTTGCGCTTTCGCTCAAGGCCTCGTGATTGCTGGTCTCTGGCGTGTTGGTTGGTGTGTTGATTTGGTGTGTTGCTGGTGTGTTGGAAAAATCGCCTTTTTTGCCCTGATAGGCGGCATATTTGACGACTGAAAAGACGGTACCAGCACGGTTGGATGTGTCGCGTGTGATCATGCCCTCACGCTCGAAATACTCAATGCTGGTACGCACTCGCTGGAAAGACACGCCCGTCTCATCCGAAAGCTCACGGAGTCCCGATACAAACTGCCCCGCCTGTAGCTCAATCGTCTGACCGCCGACTATCGTCTTGTGGGGCTTGTGTGAAGCCTCCAGCAGTATATGCACCCACAGCGCGAACCGATCAGGATCCCGCTTGAAGGCGCAGTCCTGAATGCGCCTGGACAGCTTGATGTACCCACCGTCCACAACTTCCTCGCCACCGGGCTGATTTCGCTTCATACGCGCCTGCTGAATTGATACCACGCTACCCACGGCAACCTCCTATGCGGCGCTCCATCCGCTCGATTTGCCCCGGGGATCGTGTCGACTGAAGACGGCGAACATGATCCATTGCGCAACACGCACCAGCGCGATCACCAGCCTTTACAGCCAGAACCGCGCGGCGGCTGTACTGACGTATACGCCACTCCAACCACCAGTCCTTGAATCTTTGTCTGATCTGGAACATACTGAATCCCTCTTTGATTACCCCCGTCGCGGCTGCCCAGCCATATCAGCGTCGGGGGTTTTCTTTGCCTGAAATTCGGTGCCGGTTACGCCATCCGGCGAGGCTTATGGCAGTCTGTACTGTGCCCCCGCGGTTCCGACTCCGAGCTTCACAGCTGGGGCCGTCCTTGCCGCTTAACCCTGCGGCGGGGAGATCGATCACCCCCTTTCGGCAGTTGCCTCGATCTGGTTGTGATGGCTGGACGCTACTCCAGCGACTGGTATCAGTGCGCCTCTCGATGACGGGCCAGCTGGCCTTACTGTGCTGATACCCGGAACCTCAACCTTTGCCGGCTCATAATGGGCGCTTGTTCCCGCCCTTCCCGCGTGTCTCTTGGATGCCTCTACTGCAACACCCTGCTTTCCACGCCGCATCACAACTGAACAGCACCCTCTTCCTTGCCTACGGGCCAGGATAAAAACCCAGCGGCCGAAGGTGCTGTTCGGTTGTGCCCGTCTTTCCGGGCTGTCCGCGACCTTACTCACCACCGGCGCAACCTGACTGTTGCCGTATTACCTGTGTTTTCAGGAGACCGCCCGGGTAAAGGAGTGAAACCCCGTCGATCTGCTGCTGCCTGGTTGTTTCATGTCTGGCCACCGACTTCACAGCTATTCGCCAGTCGGCATATTTCCCCTGCCGCCGGGTCGCTCACATGCATTTAGTGCGCCCGGCAATCCCACCGGGCTAAGCTGGATCTCCTGTCAGCTTTCTTCAGCACCCTCGGCGAAGGCGCTCAAAAAAGGACCGGCAAAACGGAGAAGCCGGTCAAGGCTCAGCGCCACTGTATGAATCCACACCCCAGCCAACAGATAAAAATTACCGACCCGAACAGCGATACTGGGTCCAGATCGGGAGTCATGCGGCTGAGACCGGATCTGGCGCATCAAGCCGCATACTCTCGGGCAAGCCATCATGTGGATGTGGGTAGATATCAGGTCGTAGCTGGTGTGGTGTAATGGCCCATTCCCTGCACTCGCAGTAGCTGATTACAACGTCAGCAGGAATTCGACCACGTGCACGCCAGTTAATGACTCGCTGTGCGGAGGCGCCAACGATCTTTCCTACCGCTGACGGACCGCCAAGACTTTCGATTTCTTGCTCAAGTATGTTCATGCGCCAAATCTAAACATTATGTGTAGTTCGGTCAACAATACGTTTATTGCGTATTGATCGCAAGGGGTAAACAATCTGTTTATGAGTGAAACGATTGAACGAATAGATACTGAGCTGAAAGCCAGAGGCTGGGCGCGGGCTGATCTCGCCCGACATCTTGGCTACTCAGAGCAGCGCTTAATGAACTGGTGGAGGCGAGGCATTCCAGCCAGCGAGCACGCTCGGATTGCCAACGTGTTCGGGTGGACTGTTGATCGCTTGATTACTGGCCGCATTGAAGCCGACAGCCCTACTCCCCCCCCAGAAAACCACACCCAGCTTGGCGTAAATGTGGCGCCAGACTGGACGACTGCCCAGGTGCCGATCATGGACCAAGCATTTTCAGCCGGCCAAGGTGCTGCAGCTGAGAAGCTGGAAGACTTCGTGGATGGCTTCAAGGACATCAGCCACTCTGACCTGACCGCCCTCAACATCCAGCCGAGTAATGCACGCATCATCAAGATTCGCGGTGACTCCATGTGGTCAACGCTCTGGGATGGTGATGAGGTGCTGGCTGATACCTACGTGCCCCGCCTGATCAGCGGCAAGATCTATGCATTTGAGTTTGATGGTGAGCTGAAGGTAAAGCGCTTCACCAAGAAGATGGACGGCAGCTGGCTGATCTCAAGCGACAACAAAGACGATCCGGCCTATACCGATGAAGTGGTGTCGGCGCACAACGCCCAGCAGCTGCGGGTGATTGCTGAGGTGAAGAAGTTGGTTTCAAGGAATTTGTGATCAGCAATAGTATGTGAATAGCCATACAGGGAAAGGGAGGCATAGGCTTGGATCTTAATCACCAGAAGGAGCTCTTCAGCACCGCCTTGGTAGCCAGTGTCTGCTCACAGTCAGGGTGCCAATGGCAGACCTGTGCACAGGATCATGGGATCGACTTAACCATAAGTGGAGAAAGATGGGAGTTCAATCCCAAAATCGACATCCAAATTAAGTCAACGTCTGATCTCAGTATCATAAAAGAAGATAAAGGTGTAATAAAATATCGCCTGCGCGCAAAAAACTATAGAGATCTTATAAAAAACACTCATACCCCAAGACTACTTATACTTGTTTTTGTTCCAAATAATCCTGAGCTATGGCTGACACAATATAATAAAGGCATAACAGCAAGGCATTCTATTTATTGGTATTCTCTTAGAGGGATGAAAGATACTGATAACGATCACAGCGTCACTATTGATATACCATTGAAAAACAAGTTTAGCTATAATGCACTTGCAGAACTAATGGAAAAACTCAATAGCACGGGAGATCTGGTGTGATGAATAAATACAGCATCAGTTATAATGATATCGTACCCGCTGATATTGAGTCACTCCTGTCTGATCTTGGCTGGAAACACCTGAAAACATTTGCTGGAAAATCAAGCATATGGGAGTCAAAAACAGGCGAAAAATATTGGGCACCTCTCGATATGTCTTTTTCCGATTACGGAGATTCTATTGATGCTTTGGTTAGCTTGATCAGCAAATCAGAGAAGGTTTCAGAGGATGATGCAGCTGCATACATCAAGCAGCTCTACAACACGAAGGACCTGATTAAGCTTCGAGTAGAAGCTGATGACGTGATGAACGGTACCATTGGATTTGAAGACGGTGAAAACCTCTTCTCCTCTCTGAAAAGCATCATCAAAAGCACGCTCGATGAAGTGTCTGCTATAGGAAAGAATTTCAAAACCGCATTCATGAATCAAAGCGAGCTTTCTCAAACACAGCACGGAAGCTATATAGTTACAGCCTATCTGCCGCTGCTACTTGAAGAGTCAGCTGGTGAAAACCCTGCAATGGAGAACATCCCAGCTGCATCTGCTGGCCGCTTGGTTAATGAAGCCATATTAAGACGCTTAATTAAGCTCAAATCTGTTATTGCAGAGTATGAAAGCAGTGATAAAAATGCCCTGATTGAAGCACTCATGCTGGAGGGCTTTACCTTGTCAGAGTGCGAGGCTATTGAATTACTATTTGGAAAAAGTGGCCACCGGAACTGGGAACTCGATTTTATATGGTCTCAAAAAATACATGATACTAAAGGTATTAAAACTAACATAAGGTTTGACCGAACCGACTCAACAAAAGTAAATGAAGTAAAAAAAGGTTTTAGGAAGATAAGACATGAGCCCGAAACAGTATTAACGGGTCGTGTTGTGAAACTCGAAAGGGATTATAATGAAAAAGAAGGGATTATTAAGATTTCAACAAGGAAGGACAAAAAGAACATAACCGTTTCTGTTCACGTTAATGACCAGCAGTACAGAGTTGCTCACAATGCAAATGAAAACAAGAAAGTTGTAAGAATAAAAGGAACTCTTCTAAAACGTAAGTCAGGACGGTACACCTCACACGTGATGCCTGTGTTGGATTATATACGAATCGTTCAAGACGATATGTTTGATTTAACTTCTGCTGAGCCTGCGGACTAACTAAATTATGATCTTAAGAACCCGCCCTGGCGGGTTCATTGCTTCTGGGGCACAGACCTCGTGCGCGATCACACCATAGCGCCACAATACACACCATACACATTGAGCCTTGCAACAAGTGTGTACCGTGTGTATTATTGATTCAACGCATCTACAGAGGAGCCGGCTGATGAACAGTCGCGAACTACTGAAGATGCTGGAAGAAGATGGATGGTATATCCACAAGGTGCGGGGGTCGCATCACCAGCTGAAGCACCCCGAAAAAGAAGGCAAGGTGACCTTGCCTCACCCGAAAAAGGATCTGCCATCCAAAACTGTTGCCAGTATCTTGAAGCAAGCCGGGCTGAAGTAGCCCGGTAGCTTTCAGAACTGAACGGATAATAAGACTGGCAACTACATTAGAATGCATGAAGGTGAAGAAGATGCTGTATCCCGTGGTGATTCATCAAGAGGGAGATAGCGCATACGGTGTGACTGTGCCGGATCTCCCAGGTTGTTTTTCAGCAGGCGATACATTGGAAGAAGCAATCGGTAACGTAGCCGAAGCGATCGACCTGCAACTGGAAACCCTGGTCGAAGACGGGGACGAAGTCCCCCAGGCCAGTCGACTGGACGAGCTAACCCATCAGGAGGAGTATAGTGGAGGTGTATGGTTTATGATCGATGTCGATCTGACCAAGTATATGGGCCAGGTAGACCGGCTTAATATTACTTTGCCCCACTTACTTGTAACTAAAATCGATAAAGCAGTGAGCGAAAACAAACTCTTTAAAAGCCGATCCCAGTTTCTGGCAGAGGCTTCCTTAAGATTGTTATCAGCGCCACACTAAACCAAGCCCCGCAGATGCGGGGCTTTTTATTGGCTGATTCAGCCATACTCCTTACAACACCACTTCCATCCCCATCACCGCATCCTCGCCCAGTACGCGCACCAGCCAGTCATAGGCATCATAGCGTTTGCTCTTCATCAGGATCATGGTATCCAGCTTTGCCAGGTCAAAGTACCGATCTTCATCACGGTACGAGCAATGCCCCAGTATGAATATGTGCCCGCTCGGGTGGTGCAGAATCTCTCTCACCTGAACCTGACGACGATGGCCGTGGTAGGTGAAGGTGACGGGCAAGGGGTCACCAGACCAGACGGAGCGGAGCTCTGATTCCCACTGGGCAATATCGAATTCTTTCCTGCTTCTCGCGCCGCCACTCAGCCGATCGGTTTGCTCGACAGTCTTCACACTGAACCCAATCTTGGGCTCTGCGTTTCCCTTCTGCTGTGCCTTTGCTGGCTTGGATGTGCCCTTTCCAGAGCTCAGCTTGCCGATAACCCACAGCACCAACACCGCGCCGATGATCCATTCCATGGTTTACACGCCTACTTTCGTCAGTTACAGAGTGCCAGTCCGTCACTCAGGATTCTGCTATTGAATTGGTAGCCACCTGTTACAGTGTCCGGCTTTTGGATTTCCCTCATATCCTGGCTGATTGAGACCCATGATTTCCCCAGACCATTCAAATACCAAATCTTGCGGTCATTCTGGATCGTGACAGCACCGGCACCCTCGCACCTCAGCACACCGTAAGGAATTGTGAACGGCCAGGGGCTGTAGTCGCCACCCTCTATGAACTTGGCGTTATCCCAGCTCTTAGCCTTGTTGATCAGCTGCTGCTTGGTTGACGGCATGACGACTACCTTGTCGATACAAGACACATCATCAGAGCATTGCTTCCGCGATATCGTGATCTTGGTCCCATCATCCAGTACCCACCCCACCGAACGGCTCCCAAACATCTGTACATCAGCACTTGCCCCAGGCACGTCAATTCCTGCCTGCCTGAAAATAGGCTGAAAGTCCGCTGCGATCATCGCCTTTTCCGGCAATGCAGGAGAGCGCTCACTTGTGAAGCGGTAGATCATTGTGCCCGAAGCCTTGGCGGATCTGCTTACCGTATAATCCTCATCCCTTGAGCACCCAGTCATGCCAACACTGAGGCATAGCACCAATGAAACAGCCATCAAACGCATACCGATTTCAGTCCTATTTTTCACATACTCCTCCTGAATGAGAACTCGCAGCTCACTTCAGGAACTTGACCCAGTGAGACTCTGACACCAACTGAATGCCGTGCCCATTTTCCTGCATGGCGACAGCCTTTTCGATCTTACGACCCCAGCTGCTATGCACCCAGTCCCGGCTTCCAACATCGCCGATCACAACGTAATTGGTCGCCTTGGTCGGGTTTTTCTGGCACTTCCCGCCGCGGAGGATGACTTCAGATTCGCATTCAGACCGAGAGCCAGAGGCAAACTTGCCCGTCAGTACAAAAGAACGAGCCTCAAACACAATCGCATCGGGCTGGGTAACTGGCAAAGCGGTAGAGGCGGTTTCATAGGCAACCTCTCCAGTGGACTCATCAATGGATTCGGTCAGATCTGGCTTACCGCCGATGACCTGTTTCAGCAGCTGCAACAGATCAGCAGCCTCTTTCTGATCGACCACGCCATCAGCCAGCACATCGCACAGCCGCTCGTAAAGAATACTGGCAGGCCAAACATCAAGCAGGTCCGGTTGTGAATACAACCATTGAGCGAGACTCACGGCCTCGCCTTGCGTGACCTGGTTATCGAAAGCAATGCCTCGGCAGATACCGATCAGCTCATCGATATTGCGTGTCTGATTAGCGGCACGGCGCAAGCGCGTAGTGACTGGCTGGCCATGGTCGTCATGAGGAATTGATGACATGGAGGGCTCCATTCCTTTGCTGTCTTGAGTGCGCGACTTCCTACTGCACCCCACCATTCAAACCGATACCCTCCAAAATTTCACTAAACAAAGTGTTGACTAACAATAAACATAATGTTTATTCTTAACTAAACATAACGTTTAGGAAGGCCACCATGATCACTCGCACCGAACACGGCTACGCCCTCGGCCACTGGGAGGGCATCCCAACCCTGCTGGAATCCGGCCGCAAGCTGACGCCGGGTGAAGTCCGTGCCGCCGTTTGCCGGGCCAATGGGCTCACTGCAGCCGATGCTGGCCGTGAGCTGCACTGCTCGAAGAACACCGTCTACCAGTACTGGAAGAGCATCTACTTCAAGACCGGCTGTGATGACGTTGTGGTGGCGATCAACAAGATGATCGAGGTCGGTGCCCTGCACCGCCTGCAGCTGCTGCTGATCGTGGTAGCGCTGTTCGGTGCCGCAGTGTCCGGCAGTGACGATGTACTGCGCCCACGTGGCCAGGCACGCATCACCGCCCGAACTGGCCGCACCCGCCGTGACGAGCTGTGCGAGATCGGCAGCGGCCCAGACGGACTGGTGCCATCAACCACTCATCTGGGTGTACTGGCATGAGCACTATCGAAGCGGTGTTCCAGTTGTATCTGATGCTGGTGGGTTTGATCAGCGTATTCGTCGCGGGCTGGGTAATGGTCACTGCTGGCTTCTGCCTGCGGGCTGTGTTCAAGCGCGAGCCAATACGGCCAGTTTTGAAAATGATGATGGAGGAATGGTGATGCTGGACAGCACCGAAAAACATGCTGCTGAGGCCGTGGAGCTTGTACCCAACCCGGCCTGCAAGCCCCGGCCAATAACTGATACCGAGCTGCTCGATAAAGCCATGAGCAAGATGAAGGTGATTGCGGACGAGAACTATCGCTTACGTTCAGCCATCAAGGCGGTTGCTTCAGCCAACGAAAGCAACTTCAACGCAACATTGGCCACCGCCATCGAGCTGGCAGCAGCGCCAGTGCCCTACACGCTGGCTGACTTCCTGCCAGCGCTACGCCACCCCCGTTCAATCAAGGAGCCCTCATGAAAAAGCTGACCCTGTACGCCTATACCTGGGCGATCGGTGATACCGAAACCGTGAGCTACCGAGTATTCCCGATTGAGCCGGACGAAATCCGGCTGGGCATGATCCCGCTGGCTGAGATCGAAGTGGATATTTCCCTGCCTGATCCCGTGGCACTGGAGGCCGCCAAGAAGCGTGGCGTTGCACTGTTCCTGGCTGCACAGAAGATCCGCGAACTGGAGAAAGCCGCATGAATGCCCCGGCCAACCCTTTCGACCTGCAGCTGCAACCGGACGATGCACCCGTGTTCCCCGGCCCCGGCTTCTACACCGGCCTGAGCAATGCCGAATACCACTCTGGCCCCGGCATCAGCAAGAGCGGTCTGGACCTGGTCGCGCACTGCCCCTCCTCCCTGCCCTGGTCAAAAGCGGCCCCGGTGGATGAGGTGAAGACCAAAGCGCTTGACTTCGGCACCGCCCTGCACTGCCTGCTGCTTGAGCCGCACGAGTTCGACAAGCAATTCATCGTGGCACCGGAGTTCAACCGCCGCACCAATGACGGTAAGGCCGAGTGGGAAGCGTTCCAGGTTGAGCATGACAACAAGATCATCATGACTGCCGACGAGTGGCGTCAGCTGCAGATCATGCTGGATAGCGTTCAGGCGCACCCTACCGCCCAGTGGGTCTTCGATCAGAAAGGCGTGAACGAGGCCTCGATCTACTGGAACGACGACGAAACCGGCGAGCTGTGCCGGGCACGCCCCGACCGGATCCTCACCGACCACCACATCATCGTGGATGTGAAGAAGGTAGACGGGCTGGACCGGTTCGAGAAGCACGTTGAGGAGTACAGATATCACGTTCAGCACGCCATGTACTGCGAGGGCTACAAGCAGCACTTCGGCGTAGAGCCACAGTTCCTGTTCCTTGCGGTCAGCTCCAGCGTCAGCGCCGGTCGCTACGCCGTGGATGTGGTTGACCTGCCCACTGATTGGGTGCAACGCGGCCATGAGCTGTACCGCGAAGCCCTCGAAACCTATCACCAGTGCCGGGTCAACGATGACTGGGTACACATCCGCCGCCTGGAACGTCCGGGCTGGGCGGTGCGCAACGATGAACGGAGATTGTCATGAACCAGAACACCATGCAGGCCTACCAGCAGCCACAGGCTGTTGCTGACTACCAGCCGGACATGCAGGCCCCCTACGCCACGCATACGGCCAATATGCTGATGTCGCCCCAGATCATGGGCCAAATCCAGAAGTTCGCTGAAGTGATGTCCACCGGCCGCTCCACCGTGCCCAAGCATCTGCAGGGCAGCATGGGCGATTGCATGGCGGTGACCATGCAGGCCGCACAGTGGGGCATGAACCCCTTCGCTGTGGCGCAGAAGACACACCTGGTCAACGGCACCTTGGGTTATGAGGCACAGCTGGTCAATGCGGTAATCAGCTCTTCCCGCGCCATTCAGGGCCGCTTTAAGTACGAGTACGGCGGTGACTGGCTGAATGAGTCCAAGAAGAATGCCTGGGTGCGTACCGGCGCCGTGTTGGCCGGTGAAACCGATATAACTTGGGGCGAGCCGGTGTACCTGCACACCATCACCACCAAGAACAGCCCGCTGTGGAAGACCAACCCCAAGCAGCAGGCCGCATACCTGGCGGTGAAATATTGGGCGCGCATGTACTGCCCTGACGTGATATTGGGCGTCTACACGCCAGACGAGCTGCACGATCGCACCCCGGTTGAGCGTGAAATCAACCCTGTCGACACCGGCACTCAGGCCTCATCACTCAAGAACCGGGTGAAGAAAAACCGTGCCCCGATCGACGCAGAATCGGCACCGGCCCAGCAGCCTGCCCAAGAGCCACAGCAAAGCATGCCCGACTTTGGCGAACAGCAACCACCAGCTGAGGACTACTCCAGCGCGATTCAGACCATGATCGATGGCGTGAAGGAATGTACCAGCATTGAAGAGCTCAGCCAGTGGGGCAAGGACATTGGTGAGTTTGCCGAAGACCACCCGGAAGTTGACCTGATTGAAGTGAAGCGGGCCTACCAGGCCAAGAAAAATGCCCTGACTGGAGAACACGCATGAACGCACCCGTAACCGAAACCACTGCACTGATCAGTGTCGACGCCACTCCCGCTACTGTTGCCTTCAACTATGAAGAAGTTCGCGCTTGGGTGGAAAGCAGTTTAGAGAAATACGATGTCATCGTAACGACTGACACCCTACCCAGCTCCAAGAAGCTGGCCACAGAACTAAACAAGATCATTGCCGAGCTCAGCAAGCGCCGTCGAGAAGTTGTTGAGCTGGCCACAGTGTCCATCCGCCAGTTCGAAGGCGAGGTCAAGTCTCTGGAAGCCATGTGCAAAGATGGCCGCAAGCGCATTCTGGACCAGGTCAAAGTGTTTGAAGACGAGGAGAGAGCCAAAGCCAAAACGGCACTGGAGCAAGCCCGGTCTGCAATGTGGGCTGAGCAGGAAGTGGCCGAGGAGTTCCGCCGTGCTCGGATCGATGACCTGGTGAAACTCAGCACCCTGACTAAGACCGGCAAGCTGTCGGCAGTGGCCAAGCAGGAACTGCTGATCCGTGTGAACGCTGACCTCAAGCTGCAGCAGCAGACCCAGATCCGCCTGCACCTGCTGGAGAACGACAGCTACCGCGCCGGACTGGCAGCACCGCTGACCCGGGCACATGTTGAAAACTTCCTTTTTGCCTCTGACGAAGAGTACAGCCAGCGCCTGCAAACCATGATCGCCTCCGAGCTGGAACGCCAGAAGGTGGCCGAAGAACGCAGCCGCAAGCGATTCGAAGAAGAGCAGCGCCGTGCCGAAGAGAGCCAACAGCGCAAGGCTGACGCAGACCGCCGCCGAGTGGAGGCGGAACAGCAGGCCCAGCAGCAGACGGCACAGCCTGAACCTCAACCGTCAGCGCCGCAGCAATATGAAAACGAACCTGCTTATCAAGCCGAACCAGCACTTGTTGCATGCGCATCGACATCGGTTGCGCAGAAGCATGCCTACGGTCCACTGGATAACCCTGCTGCAGCCGCCATCGCCAAATGCACTCAGGCAGAAGCTGAGGCACAGACCATCCAGCTGTCAGCCAACGCCATGACAGAAGCATTCGGTATCTGGGTACCGGGTGAACTGATCGCCATCGCCTATGGCGGTGCCATTTTCCGCAAGCAGTAATCATCAACAGACAGGAATGACCTCATGAACTCTGCAGCCATGATCGATTTTGATGAAACCGTATTCAGCACATCCGCCCACACCATGCACACCGACCTGATGGGCGTGGTGATCAACACCTGCAAGGCCCTGCCGAACGTCTGGCAGAAGATGAACGAGGAGCAGCAACAGGACTTCATCGACTCCATTGATCGTCAGATCAAGGAGCTGGTGACCAGCTGCGTGAAAACCATCGCCGCGGATGATCGTCCGTATGTGCTGGCAAAGGTTGCGCAAGTCACCTTCAAAGGACCGGTTGAAGCAAAAATGGTGATTGCTCGTAATCCTGACGGCTCCATGCCAAGCGGCGCACACGATATTGCCGACCAGACCGGGCAGCAAGTCATGATTATTTTGCCTTCTATTGAAGATTACGCTGCAACTGAAGACGACAAACCAACCGCCCAGGAAGACCAGCCGGACCTGCTCGACTCAGCATCCGATGATCTCTATGACGAAGCCATGGCCTTTGCTGCCGAAAACGGAACCATCTCTATCTCTGCCCTGCAGCGTGAACTGAAGGTTGGTTACAACCGTGCGGCTCGCTTGGTCGAGATCATGGAGCATACCGGTGTGGTAGGCCCTCTACAAAACAACGGACGCCGGGAAGTACTGGGCTGATGCCCTGCTCAACCTGCATTGACGGCATCTGCAGCAGCAGGTGCCTCACCCAGCAACAAGGAGAAATGACATGGCAGACGAAGCCGATATCGCCAACGACTACGCCGAGCAGCAGCTCAAGCATTCGCTGCAGAACCTGCAGGCCAACACCACGCCGCGCCCGATTCCGGACGGCTGCTGCCACTGGTGCGCCGATGAACTTGATGGCGCTCGACTGTTCTGCGGCCCCGAGTGCGCGCAGCGGTATGAGCACAACATGAGGATGCGAGGATGAATGCCATCAACACCCACTTCACCACTCAATACGGCTTGCCGCTGAACGAATATGACGACCATATCAACGTCGACCTGTTCGCCGGCGGCGGTGGCGCAAGCACCGGTCTGGAAATCGGGCTTGAGCGTCCGATACATATCGCCATCAACCACAATCCAAACGCAATCAGCATGCACAAGGCCAACCACCCGGGTTGCCTGCACTTTGAGACCGATGTGTGGGACGTAGACCCTGTCATGGTGCTCGCGGGCCGTCGCGTTGGCTGGTTTCATGCCTCGCCAGACTGTACGCACCACAGCCAAGCAGCTGGAGGGCAGCCTCGTAAGAAGGAGATCCGTGATTTGTCATGGGTGGTCCTGAAGTGGGCCGGCATTGTCCGTCCTCGAGTAATTAGTTTGGAGAACGTGAAGCAAATCAGGCAGTGGGGACCTCTCGTTGCCAAGCGCTGCAAGCAGACAGGACGGGTTGTGACGCTGGAAACGATTAAGTGCCCGGATACTGGTCGATCCATTCACCGAGTTGCTGAACCTGGTGAGCGCGTCCCTCGTGATAACCAGTATCTGGTACCGGACAAGAAGCGGTCTGGGCGCACATGGAGGCGTTTCATTGGTCAGCTGCAAGCGCTTGGTTATGCTGTTGAGCATGAATTGCTGAGAGCCTGCGACTACGGTGCCGGAACAACCCGGCAGCGGCTGTTCATGGTCGCTCGCTGCGACGGTGGGCCGATCATTTGGCCAGAGCCTACCCACTCCAAGAAGCCAACCAAACAACAGCAGCGTGAGCGTGTTGCGGCCGACTTCATCGACTGGAGTATTCCGTGTCCATCCATTTTCTTGACGAAGAGCGAAGGTAAAGAGTTTGGCGTGAAGCGACCGTTGGCGGATGCCACGCTGCGCCGTATCGCAAAAGGGATTAAACGCGAGGTACTCGATAGAGCTCAGCCGTTCATCGTGCCAATTGCCAACTGGTCCAGTGATTCAGTGCAGCCGGTAGATCAGCCGTTGAACACGATTACCAGTTGGCCAAAGGGTGGGGCATTTGCTGTCTGCTCTCCCGTGCTCACCCCATTCTATGGCGGGGTGATGAAAGGAAATCGCGCACATAGCATTTTTAACCCTCTCCGTACCCAGACAACTGAAAACCGGTTCGCCCTGGCTACTGCATTCCTCGCTCAGGCCAATGGTGGATACAACACAACTCACAGCAAGCCGCTGACCGAGCCTGTAACGACGATCACGAATACAGGGAGTCAGCAGCAGCTTGTGACTGCGTTCCTATCGCGTCAGTTCGGTACCGGGATCAGTTCGAGCATTGACGAGCCAGCACCCACTGTCATGGCGTCAGGTGGTGGCGGGAAGTCAGCGCTGGTCGAGCTCAAATTATCACCCGAGGATGAGGCTGGCGCTTTGCGCTGCGCTGCGTTCCTGATGCGTTATTACGCCAGTGGTGGGCAATGGGGTGACCTGCGAGAGCCGCTGCACACGCTGACTACCAAAGACCGCATTGCGCTGGTGACTGTGTGGGTGAGCGGTTCACCCTATGTCATCGTTGATATCGGCTTGCGCATGCTGCAACCGCATGAGCTGTATGCGGCCCAAGGATTCCCCAGCAATTACATCATCAACCGTGGGCACGACGGTCGCATTTTCACCAAGGCGCAGCAGGTCCACATGTGTGGCAACTCTGTCAGTCCGCCACCGATGGCCGCAATTGCCCGGGTAAACAATCCATATCGAATAAAGCAGCGCCAGCCAGTGGCAGCTTGAGGACTCTTTATGACCCACCCAACCCCCTGCCCCAATTGCCGCAGCACAGAGCTCCTCGTCATCCGCCCACTGGAGACAACAAACAGCGTCTGGTGCAGAGAGTGCGGAATGTTTGGCCCCGACTGCAAGACAAAAGAAGAGGCAGTAGAACGATGGAACAGATTAAGCAGCCTGGCACAGGCTGCAACAAGTGCAGAGTCAGAGCTGCGAGCGTGAAGATGCCACCCCAGCACTGGGACTGGCGACGTGCATGCAGAGAGATAAACGGACACGGTAAGCGGAGGAAGAGATCATGAAACCTAAATGGCCAAAGAAACAGTGCCTGCGCGACTACGTTCAGTGTCACTACACTGACGGTAGCCGAAGCCGTGATGCCATCATCAACGATATCAAGCAAGGCCGATTGCCCGGCGTTAAAGAAGGCCGCAAGTGGTTCATCTACGTGTTGCCTGATGGTGAACCGGCATACGGATACTCAGAAGAAGGAAAGCCCGGTGCGTCCACGTCCGATGATGAGGCTGTCCAGTTGACCGGCAACCCGGTGGCGGACAGTATCCTGGCACGCTTGGCTGCAAACAGCGGAATCAAGGTAAGTAAGGCAAGCTGATGAGCCCGAAACGCAATACTCTGGCCCCGCACATAAAGCGGGTACGCAAAGGCAACGGTACCGAGTTCTATTACTACCGCATGCCCGATGGCTCACTGGAGCCATTGGGTAGTGACAAACAGGTAGCGATCGAGGCAGCCAATGCACTCACTACAGCCGTGCGCTCGTCTGGCACCCTGATCAAGCGTGTGCTCGATATTGCCGCCAACCCGGATAAGCCACGTTACAACCCGAAGAATCCGCCAATGAGCCAGGTCATTGATGAATACCTGTATGGCCCTCTCAAGGATGAACTGGATCGCGGCCGGATCAGCGCCAGGACTTACCAGGAGAAACAGTATCTCCTCGTTGCATACGCTGAGGCCTTCGGTAAAAAGACCTGCCAGAGCATGACCACCTTTGACCTTGCTCAGATCCTGAAGGGCAAAAGCGGTCATGTTCAGCAGAAGCATGCACCACTGATGAAGCGGCTGTTTCGGTATGCCATTTCGGAAGGCTACCGGGAAACCAACCCGGCAAATGAGTTGCAGCCCAAAGAAGCAGAGGCCCGCGTCCGGCAGCGCCACACTTGGGAGGGGTTTCAGAAGGTTCGCGCAGCTGCACCTGTGTGGCTTCAGCGCACCATGGATATTGCCCTGTACAGCCTGCAGCGCCGCGGTGATCTGGTCCTGATGCATATAGACTCAGTGAACCAAGACGAACGTGCCGTGCAAGTGTTGCAGCAGAAAACCCGGAACTATGCCAAGCCAGTGTATATCGAGATCAAGGCGGGTGACGCACTGTGGTCGTCACTGCGGGCCGCAATCAAGAGCGATGTGCCCTGCCCCTATTTGGTCCACTGCCGCCCGAAGCGCATTACACCCAAAACACGTGCAGCCAAGCTGCATCCTTTTGCAGTGCTACCAGGGTACCTGAGCAAGCAGTTCACAAAAGCTCGGGATGAATCAGCGGCCTATGCCCACCTAAAGCCGGCAGAGCGACCCACGTTCCACGATATTCGGGCGCTGGGGATCCTGATGTATTTCAAAGCTGGCTATCCGGTCGAGTACATTATGGCACTCGCCGGCCATGCCAAGTCATCGACAACCGAGCTTTACATCGATGGGCATGAAGAGGTGAAGCCGATCGCAGTGAACGCCGACCTGAACATGGATCAGGTCAACGTCACTGATATCGATTGGAAGCTGGAGAACCTGCCACTGGAGATTGCCAGGCTGATTGATGAGCCGGATGAGTGAAGAGGCAATGGAAACTGATTGGAAACTTTTTGGAAACCGACAAACAAAAACAGCGAGCTGCTTTCGCTAACTCGCTGTTTTTGCTGTACAAATCTGGTAGGACTAGGCGGACTCGAACCGCCGACCCCCACCATGTCAAAGAGACTACACTAACCAAACAAGCCATTGATAACTATATGATTTATAGCTATTTAAAGCCTCTTTTATGGAGAACTTCACGGCTATACAGATCAATGGGTTACGTTTCGTTTGGAAACTAGCTGCTACTGAAATCACTGTTTCCGGAGAATGTTCTATCCTGAAATGACCAATATACTTAGACATGGATTGCGTTATGGTCAGAAAATTCGAAAGCGAGGCTCATCTCTTCAAAACAATCAAAAGTGCTGTCAACAACTGCCAAGAGGCTGCAGATTGGCTGAGAGCCTATGTAGATGAGTACCCTGAAGAGAAAGAGAAGATTTTGTTAAAAATTCAAGGGCTGAAGCGCAATAACAATGCAACTATCGGCTCATCAAGTCCTCTCGGAACTCTTTGGCCTGAGTGTCGCGGTGGTTGGGTATCTAAAATAGGCGGGAAGTACGATAAATTTTGAGTTACCTGACAGGATTTGGATCAGGTGATTGAGGGTTAAGGCGACATAGACGCGGATTACGTTGCCAGCAAGCTGGGACTGTAATTCAGAAACATATAGAAAGAGATAGGACAGCAAATTCAGCATGTTACGATTGAGCTGATTTTCTATCTCTTTCCAACTGATCACTGGAAGTTTCGCGCGATTCGCACGTACATCGCACGGGCTTTCGATTGCACAAGGAGGTGTCATGACACGTACTACCACCCTCACGTTTTCTCGCAAAGACGGCGAGTCTCTGATTCTCGATCACGACATCATTGTGACGGTCCACCACTGCAAAGCCGGAAAAGCCAAGGTGACGATCGTGTCACCCGAGAACGTCGATGTTGTGAGAACTGAGCTGCTTGAAGATCACGCAGCAGCAGACTGATCCGGCGGATTGCGCAGCGACTCCATGAGCTGCTGCACCTGCTCGACTGTTTTTGCCGCTTCAATCTGATCAGACGCGGCCTGCCGTTGGCCGCACAAGTCCGGTGCGACAGCACGCCATGCGGCTGCGTTAGCTATCACACGCTGTGCTAGCTCGGCGACTGTGATGCCGCGCTGGGTGGCGATGCCGGTGAGCAGTGGCGTGGGGGCGTTGTTGTCATCGAGGTATGTCACTGCCTCATATTCCTGGTCTTGCCAGGTATCACGCTCGAACCACGGATATTTGCCGGCGATCGCTTCGGCCTTCTGCTCGAAGAGAGTAACCAATTCCACCTGGGCGTCAGCTTTGACTTGGTTCAGATCAGGCGTGTACTGCACCGGCTCAGGTCTCGGCGGCACCACCAAAAACTCAGGTAGCCGTTCAGCGTGAAAGCTCATGCCGAGTTCATTTTGCCACTGCTGATGGCTTTTGATTTCGCCTGTTTCGGTGTGTTTGTAGCGTTTATTCACGGACAAGTACCCCATACTGGTTTATTTTGAGAAGACAACCCGGATTGTAATGAAAATCCAACAGGCTCAGTTGGTATATTTGACACGCACCAACTTGTCATGTCTTGATCAAAACTTACAGTGCCTCTTAGCATATAATCCATAAATGTTACTGATGACACGTCCCAGTTTGATATATCTGAATTAAATACAGAATCAAGAGTGTTATAACCCATGTCTAACGCATATCTAAGATCAATAACGCCGCTCGGTATTTCTGTGGGCATTGATTCTAAGTTTCGTGCATTTAACATTATGTCTCGAAGATTGTTTGTTAACGTACCAACAGCTTCGCATCGCTTCCACTCCCTGCGATTGTCGAATGTGCCATAACCAAATCTAGTTATTGTGCCGGAAACTCTAATAATATATTCGCCACTAGTCGCGTATGTATGACTCCTATAAAATGTACCGTTGCTATTGGTGCTGTATGGCTCTATTACACCATCCCCCCAATCAATAATAATATCGTGAGCGTTCAGGTACGAGAGCTGGACTGTATTATCAGCGCCCGGTAGCGTTGTATCAACTACCAATATAAAATCATCATCTAGCGGATTAAAATCTCCGCCCCCGCCGCCACCGGAGCTACGGCGCATACACCTGATTGCGTCCGCTCCAAACATCAGCGTGACCCTCCATCCCATGCGTAAATAGAACCGCCCACTTTTTCGATAACGACCATATTCTCCGTACCAAGTGTCGGCACGTCAGTCATCCAGTGGGTTACACCCCAGTCGGTCACGTTGAAACCTGCAGGGGTGAGATAGAGCTGGATTTTTTCGCCGTTGTTGAGCGTCCACGTCAATGCGCTATCGGCAGTGAGTGTGAGCAGTTGAATACCGCCATCGGCGCGGTCGATTGACGTTGTGACACCGGTAGCGATGGTTTCGGAAAACCGCTTAATTACAACACCATCAAGCTCACTCGACCATTCCGTGTCGTAGTCAGTGCCGGAAACCTTCCGCAGTATCTGCTTGGCAGTGCCGCCAGCAGGTACGCCCTGCCCGTCCGCTCCATCGGAACCATCAGCGCCGGTGTCGCCGGTATCCCCTTTTGCACCCTGAGGTCCTTGCGGTCCTTCTGGCCCTTGAGGACCAACGCCAACATACGCAAGACTGTTCCACTGCGTAACGCCATCGCCGATCTTGAAAAACTCGTTGCCGCGCTCCAGCCCGATTNCCGCCGTGTCGCGTCTGATCTGAATAATGTCAGCCACTGGCATTACCTCCGTTGATTACCTGAATCGGCAGGTAGATTGAACTGGCTGAACCGCCGTCAATGTTGCGGGACGTGATCACAGAGCCACCGCCACTATCGATCTCTGCTTTGGTGTAGTACCGGTCATCATGGTTGTGGTCGGTGTCAGCTTTCCCCTGTTGTAACGCCTTTACATCAGTACCTATCGCCTCCGCCAACGCGGTCAGCTTGGCTTCAAGCGTCATGGTTTATGCGTCCCGTGCAGTGGTGTAGGCTCCGGCCAGATCCGCCTCGGGGTTGCCTATGCCGATGTTGGTGCACGCCTGCAGCTTCTGACCGGTCGTCAGCGTCTGCGTCTGATCAAACCGAACGCGGTTATTCAGCTCGCCAGCAATCGTGGCGGCGAAGTTCGGATCATCGCCCAGCGCTGCGGCCAGTTCATTGAGCGTGTCGAGTGCCGCGCCAGCACCGTCAACAAGCGAATCGGTAACAGCCTGCTTGGCGGCTTCAATGCTGTCGAAAATCTTGTCGGCTGACCATGTGACCAGCGTATCCCCATCACCGGCGAGGTCGTCAATTTGCGCACCCGCGCCGCCAATGGATGAGTGCAGCTCATTGATGGCCGCAACCAAGTTCGATTTGGCTGTGGTTGAAAGCGCGGTCAGGTCGCCCTGCTTGTCTGTCAGGGTCTTAACGTCTGCGCCGATAGCTTGAGCGAGCGCAACAAGTTTGGTTTCAAGAGACATGGCTTATCCTCGTGCAATTATGTAATAAGCGAGTGGGTCGGGGTTCAGATCGTCAGAGACATAAATGCCGCCATCCGATCCGGTTGCGGCTCGGTTGTTGGGGTCGGTGCTGATAACAACCTCACCCGGAGGGCCAGGCGGCCCAGGCACCCCTATCGCCACCTCGATCTGTGGTGCCGGGTAGGCCTGTATCTGCACCTCAGTCGTGGTGGTACTGATCTCCACCCCTGCCGGTCGCGTCTGTGACAGCGCAATCTCGGACTGCGGCACAAGCGCAACCTCAATCCATGCGGTTGTCATCGGGTCACGTCCTCAATCACGGGCTGAATGAACGTCTCGGAACTGGTGATTACCCCGCCCTCTGTGATTTCGATATCGATCAGGTGGAAGTCGGGGCGCTCATACGTGCCGGCCTGCCAGCCGTTGGTATCGGGATCGACCGGTGCAATAGTGAATTGCCCGGGGTTTACGGTTTGATCCGCTGCGGCTGTTGCATTCAGCTCTGCAACCAGATCGCCGCGCCGGGTGCGGATCTGAGCCCGCATGGTTTTGCCTGCCAGACTCACAGGCGTGCCATCGATCTTGTAGGTACAGGTGAGCAGATACGTGTCACCGCGTTTAAACAGTGGCAGCTTTGGAGGTGCTGACATAGTGATTTCCTGCTTGAAGGATTAACTTGCCGTAGGCATTCTGGCGGCGTCTACGGTGACCATGCCGCCGCGAAGACCTTCAGCTCTTGCTGTGCTTATTGGCGCCATTGTTTTTCGGTCATAGCAAACCAGGCGCCCCGACTGTCTGAGCGAAACTGCAAGGTAGTTGTCTTGTATCGCGCAGCCATTAACCAGTTCTTCGAACTGCAGTACTGCGGTTGGAGTTACTTCAAATCCGTGATAGAGCCTAATTTGATACAGATGGCATTCAGCTCGCTGATCGCCATGTCCGTGTCCTCCGCTTGGTACGTCATAATCGTTTTGGTTGTGGCGAACATTAATCGATCCATCATCCTGTATTATTACGTCCACACGGTAACCAACGACTGAATTCTCATAGCTGAACATTGCAGCAGTGCTTAACCCGCACGCTGATGTGCAATCATATAGTCGGACCCCCGAGCTATTTGCGCGTTTTAGCTCTCTAACTTTTGTTCCGTCTGGTGCAAATTGCACGTACACGTTAGTTCCAAGATCATCTTCCGATGAGAACTCCATATACGTCGCCCAGATGTAGTTTTTAGTAGCGGCAACTGCATACTCCAGCACCTCATCCACTTCTATTAAGACTCGACCAGGAGTTCCGAACTGAGCAAATGACTCTCCATCTTCGTAATCGATATACGATGCCCATCCCCAGAATTCTCTGTTAAAGATAGACATTTTGTTCCCGTATGGGGTGGTCATGAGCGGCACATTAAGCGCCTTCTCCTCATCCATATCAGGCGGTTTAACATAACGGCATGTGGTTGTTCCATAAACGTAATCCATGGAATAACGCAGCCAATACCACTGTAGCGCACACGGCCTCGGATCGCTTTTGAACCCAATCACAAGCGGCTCAGTCCACGACTGCGACTGCATCTCAACCAACACCTCGTCGCCCTCTTCGAATACATCCATATCGCAGTCCTGGTACTTGGCTTTAACACCGTGGATCATGCCGCTCGGGTTGATTGACAAGTTCTGGGCTGATGAGCGTGTCGGCTCAAGCTGTATGCTGCATGTGTCTTCATCACGATCAATGGCGGTGATCGCGCCAAATCTGTACGTGGGTTTCCATCGCTGCCACCCCGGCAGCAATGCTGCGTTGATATACGCCTGTGCGCCACTCATCAGCAGTCGCTCGATCATCTGGCCATCACGCGCCTGATCGTACACTGCACCGCCATCGAAGCCCGGCTTTATCAGTATCGGCATCAGCGGCTCGCCTGGCACTTCAACTGTGCCGACTTCGCCGCTCATGTCGGGCTCACCATCCGTGCACCACGCCTCAATTGCTGCGTCGGTTTCGAGCTTTTCAAGGTTTGCTTTGCGAAGCCGAAGTTCCGCACCTTTCATGATCAAGTCTGATTTTTGGCGCTCAGCCCTGTCGAGCGTCCTGCGCGCCTGCTCGACTTCGACGACCGCGGCGTTTACACGCTCGGAGATATCGAGCACCTCTTCCACTTCTTCCTCGCCCTCCTCCTCTCCTTCGGGGCCAGAGTTAGGGTCAGGTGGATTGTTCATCTCATTGATCAGTAAATTGAGTGCGGCTACTTTTGCGTTCAGCTGGTTCTGCAGTTCGATTATCGTCGCTGTCGCCTCGAGTAACGCAAGCTGTTCGCCCTGCAGTAAAAAGTCGATTTCGGCGATCCTGTCATCACGCTTCAGCGTGCCGTGATCCAGCTCGAGTTTGTATCGTCCAGGCTCGATCTGAGAGATGATCCGCGCCTTGCCCATTACTCACCTGCCTCGCAGAATCGGTCAGATTGGGTTGCGTAGTAATTGATATAGTTCACGGTGAATGTGCGCCCTCTGGCGTGCGCTGTCATGCCGGGGCGCAGGAACAGATCGACATCCGCCCGAACGCGCAGCTTGCCGTTGGTTTCACTGGAAGTGCGGATGTTGATCAGCGTCCGATCAGCGCCAGTTGCTGTGTTCTCAAGCCTGGCATATCCGCTCATTGTCGCCGTACTGTTGAGCGGGCCTGACTGTGCGGTCAGTGTTTGCATGGGACCTGAGATAATAGGCTCTGACCGGATCGCGCCATCATCGAACCTGAAGCCCATGCGTATCTCCATGCGCTCGCCAATCCGCGCATCGATGGCGTCTGCCAGCGGTTCGTATGCAGGCACAACCGCATTCAGATAGCTGCTCACATCGCCCTGTCGCGCAGTGGCTTGCCAGCTGCTGATCGGGATGGTGATTGGGTCTGTATCGCCTAGCACCAGCAGATAGATCGCCCGGTCTTTGTCTACGCCAGTCGCCGACCAGTCGTTGAAGCCATCAGCGGCTGCTGTGAAGTTGAGCGTAGCTGTAACAGTCCCGGCATTGCCTCCGGCTTGGCCTGTACCCTGTGCAGAAAAGTCCAGTTCTGCGGCTGCTGTGCCGTATATGCCTTCTGCTGCAAACACGGTTATATCCAGCGCCGTATCGACCGCACCCGCCAGGGTCACCCATCCTGATGCGCTGGCATCAAAGTCGAGCGTTGCGCCAGTGTAAACCGGTTCTGGGCTGTCACTCATGTCGATGGCGTTGAGTGGTGGCGTGTATCCTGCAGACATGTCTATGTTGATAGTCATGGCACGACTACCCCAACATCAGACATCACGTAAGGGCCGACCGTTTTAATCGCCAAGTAAGTCGTTGTGCCCTGCATAAGATCTGCATCTTGGGCATCGATCGTTAACCAAACGCTATCGGTGGACTCTGAGTTGTCTATCTGAACAGTGAATGATCCGTCGGCAGCATTGTAACTACCAAACCCGGATTCTCCGGTTGATGATCGCGCTGTGATATCAACGAAATTGGCACCTGAAGGCACATTATTGATTACGCCATCAATCTGATACCGCGCCATCTCACACCCCGCCGATCATGATCGTAAACGCCGTAATCGCCACCGGTGTACCCGCCACCACATTGACGCTGTTCAGGTTCAGGTCGCCGGAGCCGTCATCGGCAACGGTGATATGGATAGCGGCATCGCCGTCGCGGTCCAGTACACGCGCCCATCCAGCCGTGCCGGTAGCGTCGGCAGTTGGGTCGCTGGTGATGGCATCCATGGTGAGCACGCCATCGGTCACAGTGCCTGCCGTGGTGGTCATGGTCAGCGTAGCCAGCAGTGTGTCGGATACTGGATCGCCCGTCGCTGGAATGGTACCGGTGTAGATTTCAATGGTCGGATCGCCTGCCGTGCCGTTGGTAATGGCGCTCAGGATTTCGTTCGCGATTGCAGTACGCAGTGCGGTTGTCAGTTTCATACGCTCAGTTTCTCCAATACGAGTATGCGCGCAGTCGCCTCGCCGCGCTGCTGCGAAAGGAATTCAAGCACCGCTTCAAAGCAACCATCTAACGTGCTGATTACGATGCGGTTGTGTGTCCTGAGCAGACGCGATGCCGTGGCGTACTCAGTCTCGCTCGCTGCCCAGATGATGGTGATGGTTTGATCTGACGGGCTGTGGCCGGTGTCATTCAGTGCGTAGCCGCCATCGAGAGTCGGTATGCGATTAACCCGCCGGGTCATGGCGCGCAGGTCGCTATTCGGCTTGGGCCGGTCGATGACCAGGACTGCACTTGGATCAAAGCTTTTTGATGTAATCGATATCATCTTCAGACCCCCAGCAGCATTGCATGGCCTTCGGCGTTAACCCGTACCTGCAGTGTTTCAAGGATTTCCCACATGAACGCTTCAAGATGCGGCTGCAGCCCTTCGCCGTTGATCGTGATCGCAGCATCACCTCGGGCATATGCTTCGGCACGCTGCCTGAGTAGCGTGGTCTGCGCATCCATCTGATCGACCTGCGCGCGGGTGATCTCCTGCTGCATTTTTATCGCTTCATCTCTGCGGGTTTCTTCGTTCTGAATGATCTCCATGATCTCGCGGTAACCACTGGACGATGTACTGCTAAAGCCGGTCAGCAGCTCAGCCAGGCCTGTGAGCGTCTCGCCTGTGCTGTTTATGGTTTCGCCAATTGATGAAATGATCGCGCGAGCCGTCTCTGCGTTCTGGCGCATTTGTTCTATGTCGAACTCAAATGTGAGCTCCATTCCGCGGATGCGTTCGTTGCTCGCGATCTCTTCAAGCGCCAGCTGGAAGTCATAAAGCTGCTGCGTTTGTGCCAGTAGCTCTTCTTTTGCTTCCTTCCGAAGGGCTACTTCTTTTTTCAGTTCAACTTCTTGCTTTCGTTGCTCCTCGGCGACTTCAGATCGAACATCCTTTTCATTATCCAGTTCATCAATCCAGCCCTTCTGGTCGGCCAAAAGAAGGGCCTTCACGTACGCTTCACGCTCAGTAACGGTGAGCTGGTTGTACTGCTCAGACGTCAGAGCTCGGTACGCTTCAACCTGATCGAGTATCGTCTGTTTGTATTCTTCCTGACGCTGCGCCCTGTCCTGCTCTTCCAGCGCAGCGATCTGAGACTCCATTCGCGATCTGGCTCGCTCTTCAGCGACCTGCTTTTCAGCATCTGCCAGCTCTTGCGCCTTTTTGCTGACGCCATCCATCGCCTCTGAAACAGAGTTGTACCCTTCTGCTTGCTCGATTGTGATGCCGTACGTTTCTTCAAACACGTCAGCCAGGTACGATACATCGCCGCCAAGCTCCTTGGCTTTTACGATCATGTCGCCCCAGGTTTCCGTCATGCTGCTGGCCTGAGACCACAATTCATCTACGCGCTTTGACTCTGCGATCTGAGCATTCAGCCGGCTGACGCCCTCTGAAAAATCAACGAGCGCATACGCTGCCGCACCAAACACAGCCAACAGCCCAGTCACTGGGTTGGCCAGCACGGCTGTCAGCTTGGTTAGACTGCTGATCGCCAGCCCCGCCTGCTTGGCTCCGCCGAGTACAGCAAGGCCACCGCCGACTGTGGCGAGCACGTTGCCCAGGCCGCCCACTGCTGGAAGCAATGTATCTACTACTGTGGCAATACCAAGCAGCTGACCGACAAACGTCTGCGTTTCACCGCCGGCTTTATTGAAGCCATCGGCCAGACCAATAATCTGCTGGACAAATGGCAGGATCTTATCGACAGACCCAGCCGTAAGACTGGTGAGTGATGCAATACCATCAACTATCGCCTGAAGCACCACCGCCAAATCATCTGCATCGGTCAGATCAAGATCACCAAACAAACCGGATATCTCGATCCCAAGACTCTCAAATGCAGTCAGTAATGAATCAAAGTCGATCTGCTCCAGCGCCTCAGGCAGCGCCTCGGCAATGCCACCCAGCAGCTCGGTGATCCGATCGGTTGCCCCGTCGACGCCGTCGTACAAGTCATCAAAGGCATCGCCACGGAACTCAAAGCTGACGGTTTTGAACAGATTGGCGAGCTCTCCAACGATATCGCCGTAGTTATCAAGCAGCGGTTCGCCGGCGCCTATCAGTGTCGCTTGAATCGAGTTGGCAAGGTTCTGGTTGATCGACTCAAACGACTTGCTCAACTCTTCGTTGGCAGCTGCCGCCAGTCCAGCACGATTAGCCTGCGCTTCAAGTGCCGCCGCGAATGCACCAGAGTTATCGTTTGCCAGCGCCAGCGCAGCCTGCATCGCTTGGGTGCTGCCAAACAGCTTGGCCATCTCTTCGGCACTACCACCGGTCTTGGCCTGCAGCACTTCCATCACAGCCTGCAGCCCGTCACCGGCAAGTGTGGTGCCACCCAGTGCAGCCTGCAGTTCGTCAGACGGTTTGATCAGCTCGGTCAGCAGAGCACGCAGCTTGGTACTGGACTCTGCCGTGTTGCCAGTGGTGATTGTCAGCGCAGAAAGGGTTGCAACCAAGTCATCGAATGGCACTTCAGCCGCAGACGCCACACCCGTGATCTTGCCAAGGTTGCTGGCCAATTCGGGCAAGTTGGTATTACCGGTCTGTACTGCTGCAAACAAAGCGTCCGAATAGTCTGCTGCCTGCTGTACCCCGTCACCGTAAGCGTTGAGTGAACTGGTCAGCAGAGCTGTGGTGTCGGCCAAGTTGGCACGGCCGGCCGTAGCCAGTACCTCGGCATCGGCCACCAGCTTCACCGAGTCGGCGTAGTCTGTACCGGTGGAGATCGCCTTGTAAACAGACTGATTGATCTCTTCGATGCTGGCAGTAGAAACCACGGCATAATCAAGGATCTCGTCGCCAAGCCCTTTGACCTGACCCTGAGTGGCGTTGAACAGCGTGCCGATCTCTTTCACGCTGGTCTGGAACTCGCCGGCCTGATTGACTGCCACGCCAGCCATCGCCAGACCGACACCCACCAGCGCCGTTTCGGCTGCCAGTATTGTTTTGGTCCAGTCCGCCATCGGGCCGGTGACGCTGCCGACCTTGCCCTGCAGTTGGTCAAGGCTACGCCCGACACTCTGCACAGTTGGGCCGACATTATCGACACCGGCAAAGATGATCTCGATGGTGCGTTGTAGGTCAGTTGCCATTATTTCGATTCCCGATTTGCGGCTTTGTGGTCGTAGTAGATGATCCAGAGCTCGAGCTCTGATGGGGTCAGGTAACCCTCTGGGAAAAGGTCGGGCCGAACCTCAAACAGGAAGCGGCCCCGCAGATCACAGAGAGTCAGGGCGTCTCTGACGTCTTGCCTTTGCCAGAGGGATGCCGCTTTACCACGGCAGCTGCACCCATGCCGGTCAGTCGCGTGATCTCAAGCCAGAGTTTTTTGAAGGCCACCGGGAAGTGCTCGGCAATGGTCACCACGTCTTGCAGCTGCAGTGCCGGCGCAACCACACCGATCCGGACCATCTCCAACTGCTTCTTGAGCGTGGCTTCGATATCGTCACCGCCAATGATGCCCAGCACCTCAGCCGCCACTTCAGCCTTGTCCTGGTCAGCGCCACCTGCCAAGCGCTTCAGCAGTTCCTGTGCAGCGTTGCCCACCGGAATGGCGTTCTCGGCACGGTGAAGGTCGTTGCTGCTGAGCATGCGGATGGTGAATACGGGTTTAGTGCCATCAGGAAAGAAGTCGACAAGCTCCGGCAGGAGTACATCATCCTGCCGGGGCTCGAACTTCGCCTGACGAAAAGCGTTCAGGTCAAAGCTCATGGGGTTATGCTCCTACCGGTGAGGCTTTCTCGGAAGCGGACACTGTGCACGCCATGGTCATCGCGCCGGATGCCGGATAGCTGCGATTCACACCCAGAATACCCTGGTACAGGAACTTAACTTTGTTCTGGTACCTGCTTGGCAGGAACTCGAACCACAGATTTTCACCTTCAAGCTTCGCCAGGATGTCGGTGATGCCATCTTTCATGGCGTAGGTGAATGATCCCTGAGACAGTGAGCGACTCGTAGAGCCGATGGCGCGGCCATAGTATTGCTCTGACGATACCGAATAAGCTTCTTCCGGCACCACGTTGTCGCGTACAGGCTCGATGTCCTGCAGGATCGGCGTTGCATAGCTGGCATAAACGCCCTTGGGCTCATCACCGGTGTGGATGGCCGACAGTGCGCCAGCAAACACAACGGTGCCTTTGTAGCTGTCGACCTCGAACAACGGCGTGTCATAACGCTCCTGGTGCAAGCCGATCACCTGAAAGATCTGGCCAGCGGTGACCAGTGCGGATGCCTGAGCGTTCAGGCGAACCTGACCCACTTCAATCGACCCAACCGGAATGTACGGCGGGCCGCCTGCAGCGCCGCGGGTCTCGCTGAAGCTGGTGCCTTCGGTACCGGCAACCACGACAATGGCACCAGCAGAGCTGATCGTGACGGAATTGATAATGTGACTGTCAGTGCTGGCACGGGTCAGGGCAACGGCTGTGTTACCGGACACAGTCGTTTCAGTGCCGCCCAGATTACACAGCACCGCCTCAACCGCCACGGTATCGACCGCTGCGCCCGGGGTGATGGAGCCGCCATTGATCACGCCGTCAGGCTTTACGTCAGGCTCAAAGCCGGCACGGCCAGACCAGGGCGCGGCCAGTCCTTCAAAGGTTTTGGAGTCACCGCTGTCGAGCAGCTCACCCATCGGGTATGACTGCTGGCCGGTTTCCATGCGCAGCAGCGCATTATCTGCGTTTGCCATGTTGTTACCTCATGTCGTTGATGTGCGCGGTTGCGCTGGTTGGTTAAATCGTGCGCACGAAGGCGCGGAACAGGCCGGATGGTCTGCTCTGAAATGGATGTCAGGGGTTGAGTGTTACTGGCTGAACGGGTCGCCGTGTTTGGTGTGGTAGGTGATCTCAACCTGCAGCGACAGGCCAACGACCCTCAGGCCAGCCTCTGGCGTCAGCGGGATCATGCTGCTTTCTGTCATGCTCTCGGCAAGACCACCAAAGGTTGGGTCTGGTTCGCCGGTGGCTGGGTCATTGAACAGCGTTCGAACCAGATCGCCATACATGACGGATACCGCGGCACCGGGCGAGTCATACCCTTTTGTATCTTGCCGGATGAATTCCACCGTCAGGTCCATGGTGTGGGTCAGGCGGCCGTACTCGTCACGGCTGGTCTCCTGCGTCTGATCCCACACGCAGACGAACTCGGATTCGTCTTCGTACTGCTCGCGGCGCAGTACCGGCACGGTTGTCAGTGGCGCCAGCCGGGCCATAATGGCCTGCACAATCTGTTCACGAATGATCACAGCAGCCCCCGATCAATCAGGCCGACCTGTCGGTCGAGTTCTCGCATCATGGCCTCAAGCGCCAGCTGGTTGGCTTTCTCAGCCAGCCCTGGTGTTTGCTGGTAGATGGTCGGGATGCCCGGGCCTTCCTTGCGGCGCCACGGAGTGCGCTTGCCCTCTTTGTATTTAGGCGAGTCAATGTTGACCTCAAACACACCGGAGTAACGCGCCTTGATCAGCGATGCGATAAACGCGTGCTTGTATTTCTCGCGCTTGCCGTCACGCCATATCTTGAAGCTGACGCCAGACTTTCCGACAGGTTTGGCGCCATACTTCAGCAGACTGATCGGGCCACTCTTCAGAATCAGCTTCGCCTGTGCCGACCCCATGGTGCCGAGGCTGGCAAGCCGGAATGAGGTATGCTCGCGGATATCGGCTTTCTTAAGCGCCGCCTTGGCATAGATACCATCAACCACATGCTTACGGCCCTGCCGGGTGCCGTGGTTAACCGCTCGCATCACCGCCTTTTCAGCGCCGTTGCGGTACCCGTACAACACGTCACGAACGCGCTTCAGGTCACCCTCGTCAATCCGGATCGGCTGGCTATTGCCCACTACCCTGCTCATAGTTCCTCGCTCACGACCACCCTCACGGTGTAGCCGTCATTCGCTACCTTTGATTCCACGCGCCAGACGGCTGTCTCGGTGTGGATCAGGTCTCGTTTTTTGAGGTCGCCCACGTCATCAACAAGCATCTCTGCCTCTGTGCGCCTTTCAGCAGTGTCAGTGTCGCCCGCGGATACCAGCTGGATATCACGCATGATGTGTACCAGCACATTCTCAGTGAG